TTCACGCAGGTAATTCTTAAACCGCAGCCGCAGCGTGTCGTGATGCGGGTAGGAACACTGGAACAGAATGGTGCAGACCGTCCGCAGTTCATCGACACAACAGTAGCCGAAATACCACGTTACAAGACGCTCGACGTAATGGACGGCATGAAACTCCTCCGAAAGCATCAGAAGAAGCAGGAACGGGGTGAAATCCTGGTATTCCCCCGTTATGGGACGGGGTGCTTCGTCAAGCAAGGAGGCAATGTCCCGCATCAGAAGAGAATCTCCCGAGTACGCTTTTATTTGTTCGGAACTGCGGGCATAATCCCGGTAACGCGATATGACCGCCGACAAAGCATTGAACTTCACGGCGTGAACGCCTTCTATAAAGGAAGGGCGAAGACTGTTGTAAATGGATAAGTCGGTTTGCATAAGTCATTTCTATAAAACGGAGCCGCATCCCCTTGTTGCCAAAGCTCCGCAAGTCGTTACTTATGAACCGCTTGGAACACGGTACGAATCCTAATTACAAATATATCGCATCTGATAATCCGGAACAAATATCAGCAGGTAAAAATGAAAATAAACCTCGTTATTTTTGATTATTACCTGCAATAATATTATATTTGCAAACAAATAAGAGTTGTTTGACAGCATGAGAAATATAGTGTATCAAAGCACTTTACCAATTTCTTATCCGTTGCCTATTCTCATGCGAGTTTCTTTTAATCTATTTGTAGTCAATTAAATACCTTCAGACTACATCAAATATAAGGAAAGATTCTCATAACTTGTATCCATTATCTATGAGATTTTTTAACAAAAATATAAAATAATCTATTTCAAAAACTTCTCAACAAACCGTTCCGTCGCCCTCCGATTATTCGCCTGTATCACCTCTTTCGAATGACTGAAAGCACGTCGATGCACATCAGAGTGGCACGAATGGCAGAGGCTTTGCAGATTGTTATAATCAAACATTAGTTGTCTCATTCCGAGTTCATGCGACACGGACTCAACCGGGACGGTGTGATGTACTTCGGTTGCAAGTGTACTGCGATTGTTCGCCTCGCACATCTCACAAACCGGATTGCTTTGTAGCTTCTTAGCTCGAAGTAACCTCCAACGATTGGAGTTAATCATCTTAATGTAATGCGGGTTTCTACTCATTGTTCGTCATAATTAAAAAGAATCTTATCACATTGATAACAATCGTGCAACTCCTTTCGTGTTGCCTCGATGTCGTCCGTTTCTATCTCAACTAAATGCGTCTCGGACACATTGCCCGACTTGCATTGGATACGCCTGATTATATACATAACGTTTCGATCCGATCCAGTCCGTTAACAAGTAACCTAATCCGGGCGCAATTACCATCGCATCGAGTCGACTGCGTTTCCTGTTTGTGTATCCGGCTTGCACAACCTTTGCAGTTCTTAGACGGACACATTTCGATAGCCTGCCGCCTCGTTTCGTCTCTCTGTATCCGAGCTGCTTCGATAGCGACTTTTCGGATTAAGCCACGCGAGCGGATGCGCTCGTTTGTGGCTTGTTCGATGTACTGTTTTACTTTACTCATTTTACCGTGTTATTTTTAGGTTTGTAATTCCATCCGTTTAACTCGTAGACTTTCCGTTTCGCCTCTTCTTGCGTTGCCGCATCATCTACCTTTGTGTCTCCGTCTGGATCGCGACGATAGATATTGAAGTGACGAAAACGAGGGGAATAATAATACTTTGATTGATTTTGAGTTTGGCTCATTTCTTATTTGTTATTAGTTAAAATATACACTACAAACAAAACCCTTTCGAGGGGTAAAGTCTTTAAATTCACAACTTCTAAAAATCCACTTCTTATCAGCCCATCCGGCTAAATCCTTTTGCCATTGAGGAATAATTTGGCGTGGATTATTCAAATCTCTATAAGGCTGACAATGTGGCAAGAATCGACCACCTTTGTTCTTCCAATAATTAACCCGTTCAAATGCTTCTTTAAAATCATGAAGTAGAATACAGTAGAAGAAATATTCACCTTTATAACCATATTTATCAATCAGAGCTGTAGCGCGTTCACACTCTACAATCTGTCCTGGTGTATCACAACCGAATCTTATGCGTTTAATCCATTTTACCTTTGCAAGCAGTTGGGCTATTTCATCCGTAACTAAACGAGCGTCTAAGCCTTGATTGAAGTCTACATGTACTTTCATGGAAACAATTTTTTCAATCTGACATAATCCATAGTCGGATGCAAGTACGTTGTTATCCATGAGAATTACCTTCTTTCGTCCGGCAGATACTTCTTCAATATCCATGTATGGAGTTATATTTCCTTCTTTCTGGGGAACTATGCACCACTTGCAACGATTAGGACATCCACGAGTAAGGAAACCATAAGCTAAATTTTTATCAATGTTGTATAGTTCATAATCAGGAATAGTTCTATCAATTTCAATTGGAAGAATCTTCTTCATGTCATACCCTGTGCCGCCTTTCTCGATCTGATCAGCATTAATATAATAACCATAATCCGGAGTGAAAGAAAATACTTTTGCCGAATAAACTTTATCATAAAAGCACAAAGGGTTGTACCACTCTACATTATCACCTCTTGCCTTATGCCATGCACTTATTTTCATGAGTGCAAGATTTGGATAATTGCTATCAACTGTTAATAGTCCGATATTCATTACTTAATTGTTATTAGTTATTCAATCCGTTCACCCAACTTTAAAACATACACCTCTTTCTTATCAGGTGCACCCCATTTCTTCCGACCAACTCCAACCGAAATATGATCCAACTTAAACAACATAGTTCGCGCGGTGTACCCATACCGGAAACGAACGTGTGTATAATGATCGCAACTACCAACCGGACAACCGTCACAACCTTTTGCGCTTGGATGAAGTCCGCAACACTTTAGGCGTTTAATCCAATACGGTTTTATTTCCCGGTATTCCTCTTTCTTCTCGCCGGATTCGATCATTAGAAACCAAACCGCCATTAATGGTAAATCTAGTATTCGCATAACTTTGTTATTTATTAATTCTACACAAACATTCTAGGCTGCATCCGCGACAAAATGATTTTATTCGCATCTGCATAGAAATTCTTCTTTATCTCAAATCCGTATGCCTTTCGCCCGCATTGAGCGGCTGCAAGTAATGTTGTCCCACTTCCGGCGCATGGGTCTATTACAACATCACCCGCATCGGTGAAAAGTTCGATCAACCGCTCAAGCAACGGAACTGATTTTTGTGTCGGATGAATCCGCGGTGTATCTGTGTCTCTAGGATAATCGAAACAATTAAATACCATCCGACCGCCATTATTGAACTTTGGCAGTTTGTCCCGATACAAGAGTACACCATATTCACAATTACCAACGACCTTCATATTAGCCTTTAAAACTTGTGCCGAAAAGTTCTTTTTAAATACCAGATTGATATAATTGTTCAGCCCGTATTCCTTCGCTTTCTGTATAAGTTCGAATTGTTGCTGAAATTCACAAAAGACAATCATACAGGGGGATTTTCCTTTTTCTTTTGGCTCTTTAACGAGCATCTTGCTACAAAAGTGAAGAAATTCAGTAATTCGAAAATCTTTATCGGTATCGAAAAACTCTTTTCCGGCTAATTCGCTTTCTCCATTAGAATTGTCTCCGTCGATATACCAAGATGGATTAGAACCGTATGCGTTCTTCCCGATGTTGTAGGGAATATCCGCAATGATTAGTTGCGCTTTCGGAATACCGTATGTTTTATAGTTCTGGAAATGGTCGTTAAATAGTTCTACGTCTTTCATCGAAACAACAATATTAATCGTTAATAATCTCGTCCTCATTCTCTACTACTTCGCTTTTTACAGGTTTCTTCACCGGAACGCGAATCGCCTTTTCCGTGAACTTACTCGATAGATACCTATTCGCCTGCTCCCAATCCGCAAAGTGTAAATTCGGATCAGTATAGAGCGAGATAATCGTAGAGTTTAATTTATCGAGTGCTCCGAAAGCGCTTGAATTTATCGTGCCGTCTAAGGGTGAAAACTTGGTAACTAAACCGTTGTAATTCTCTGATACAAATCGGTCTATATACTTCCGATTCCGTTCATTTGCCGCGACGGGGTCTGCCGATATGTCGTGCAAATAATTTGTGTTTGATAGCTTTTTAACCATATTAAAATCCTTCTAATCGTTTTTGTCCGTTCATTTCGTCTACCTTGTGTTGTGGTAGTTTTCGTTTTGGTTTTACATACTCGAAATGTCGTTCCGCCTGTGATAGATCGTAGAACATTTCTTTGATTTCATCCGGTAGTACTTCTTCATCATCATCGCCGGGCATCGGATCGGCAACCCGGAGAAAGCAACCTAAAATGTACTGCATAATCTCGTATGTGCTTTTGAAATGATAGTCAGCGCGAATCTTATCGAGCCTTTGCCATTGTTCCAGATCGACGCGAACCGGAATCTTTTTAAAGTACACAAGTTTCTTTTTTCTGCTTCGCATGGTTTCGTTGTATTAATTATCTTCTACTAGCTCCGTTCAAGTCCAAGACGTTAAACATTTCATTTATTCGATCCGCGATATACGCGCCGTAAATACGCTGTATTTCCTTAATCGTTAAGTTCGTTGTAACATGAGTTATTGCCTCATGTCTCAACTCGTACCGACATTGGAAAATATACTGCATCACGTTTAGTTCAGTACCGAAATACTTTGCCGGGATTGGCTCGCGTCCTAGTTCATCAAAACAGATCATTCGCGGCGTACCGTTGTTGTAAGTATACAATTCTAGTGCATCCTTTCCGCGCATCGAAAAGCCGTTTGCAATACAGGAAGCCGAATCAATCCTAAAACCACCGATCGGATAGCCGCCCTTTGCTTTGCCGCGTGTGAAATAGCTATATCGGTTTAGAATCTGCATAATAGTGCTTTTTCCTGTACCGATGTCGCCTCGTAACAATAGCCCTTTATTCGCGTCTAGCTTCCCGGATCGCCCCTCTGTGTATAAAAACAATTGATTCATTAAGTTTTTATTCGAATCGTCAATCTTAAAGCCAGGGCAAACGTATTTGCAACACGCCTTAAACCATTCTGGGCGCTTTTCTACTTCTATCGGCTCGTCATAGTACGGTAGTCCGTATGATAGAATCGCCGCTATCGGTAGAGTCTGTTTGCTTCTTGTTTCCATATTCGTTTTTATTGTTCTTTAGTTCAAAAAATCCCGCCCAATTATTCGCAATCGATTCATCTACGATTTGAGATGCGACCGCCGGATTACCTTTGCTCAATTTCACTAATTTGTTGTAACACGCTTTGAGTGACTTTTCCGATTTGTAATTTTCCCGCCTGTCTTTCTTGTATTCAAGCCAAAGCGAAAACGCTTCTAAAAACTCGTCAGATATAAAATCAAAATCTCCATGAGAGACTTTAGAGAGTATATTTCTGTTTGGTTTCTGTTTTAGTTTATTATAGTCTGTACTATCCCCTGTATCATTGACTCCCTTATCTACTGTATCATTGGCTGTTCGATTGACCCCCTTATTGGCTGTATCATTGGCTGTAAAATTTACAGTAGTAGTTACAGTGGTTTTAAATTCCTTCACGAAAGAATAAGAGCTTATAATACGTTTGTTCTTACCAGATTTATAATAAATCAATCCTGCATTTATTAAAGACTCACGGGCTTTTATTAGTGTTTTCTCATTCACGTTAAGCGCAAAACAAAGTTCAATGTTCGAGCAATCGAAAACGTCCCTCCAATCTTCGCCGTTACAAATAGCCACTAATTCGTAAAAAAGGGCTTGCTCGGTGGCGGTAAATCTGAAACGTCGTCGCGCTTTTCGCATCTTTTCAGTTAGCGTATATCCGTCTATATTCATCACACTTATAAAGTCTATCGAGCAACATAATAACTACAAATCCTTATCCCGATCGCCCGCCCCACTTTCAGGACGGAACAATAGCAAATAAAATTATTCTCTCTTCCTCCGTTGCGACACGTTCGGCAATCGTGTTTTACTGGTTTCTGTACTGTTTTCTTCACCATTCTTATACCTCCTTTATTTTAATTCCATGAACGTAAAGCATGAGCTTACGTTTGATTATATACTCCTTTGTCCGAACACCTTTAGTATCTTCGACGATATACTCACCATCCCGATAATAAACGAAATCCGCGATGTAGTAAACTCCTCGTTCGATCAGCTTCTTTTTACGTAGCATCTTCCGCACTCCCTGTACTTCATAGAAACGATATTGAGGCGAAATAAGCTCGTATTTTACTTGCTCTTGTAATCCGGTTATAATCCCCTTCTTTTCGAGTAGTTTCAACTCCTTAGCGCGTCGATATTCCTTTTTAGAGTCGTATCCGTCTATTTTTACATTGTTATACTTTGCCATATATTTAAAATTATTTGTCGTCTAACCAGATATTCACTACGCTGATTAGACGTAGAACATTAAACTTAAATACGAGGGCTTTCACCTCACACCGTCCTTTTCGGCGGCATTATTGGTTAGTAATATTATTTGGTAAAGTATTTATTTTTTAGCTTCATACGGATAAACGTCTACAATCGCCGTTTCTTTGAGAAGAATCGAAGAATAATCCGCCATCGTTCCTTTCATACCTTCGTCGAGTTTCTTCATTGCGTCGTGAATGTCCGCCGCCTGTATGAGTACGTTTGTATAAGTCCGTTTCTCCTTGCTGCTTTTCTCATCAAGCGTAATGAAAGCGAGTCGCCCAGCAAACCATTTATCGGCGGAATCCTCTTCGCTCGTAAATATCTCGCTATAATGTGCGCGGGAAATGTCGGACACTGTGAACTCACCGGAGATAAACGGCGTTACTTCTTCGATTATTCGTGCTTCTGCTTCGGTAAAACTTAGCGCATCGACCAAATACGGTTCGGTTGCCTTCTTTTGTATCCCGTTTTCCATTACTTTCTCGTAACGGATTTTACATAAAAACCAAGTGTGCATAATTTTGTGTTTATTAAAGTGTTTATAAAAAATGTGATTAATCGTGTTGTGTTAGTGTTGTGACGGTACTTTCTTCATCAGTTTCTTTAATTCCTTCCGTATCTTATAAATCTGATTTTTAACCGGAACACTGTTTTTCGCTTCCGGCTTTAACGCCTCGATCTGCATCTTTAATTTTAAAACCTCTTTTGCCTTATCGACACAATCAAGCAAGTCCAGACCGGAACGGATAGATTCGTCTATCATCTCGCTAGCCAACCGGATTCGATCATAGAGTTTCTTTATATTCTCCACGTGATCGGCTCGATTCATTTCGAGTATTCGACCGTCGTTTACATAGCCGTCATAAATGACATAATACAACTTGTCTACGTCCGGACGCCCTAGAAAATGTCCGAGGAATTGCCAATAATATTCGTCTTTTTCGTCGAAGGTATTTCCGAACTGCAGCGATTCGATCTTTCCTTGCGACATCGGGCACTTGATCTCACCCAGAGCGATAACTTTCCCGTCAAATCCGTACACATAGAAATCCGGTGAATCTCCGAATCCTTCAAACGGTTCATTGAAAACAATGTCCTTAAAATCGGTTGTACACGACTTGATCTCGTTCATTAACTGGCTCCGTACCCATTCGACCGCTAGCGGTTCGTTTTCATGTCCCCAATCAAACGCCTTGTTACTTCCATTTTCTCGCATCGTCCCGGTTCTCCGCTCGTATCGTACTAAATACATCGCGTCTAACGCACCTTTACCAAAGGGACAACCTTTACCCGCTTTCATCAGATCGGGAAGCGTAGAGGCGGTTATTTTGCCCCGTCTCTTTTCCTTCCATTCGATTTCTTTTTGTTCACTTGATTTCATGTGCTACTAATTCTTTGATTTGTTCTTTAGTTAGTTTATATTTCGTCTGTACCTGTGCGACCGTAAAACCACCTGCCAGACCATCGAGGATATTTTTCCAGATTGCCGATCCTGTCTCAACAGTAGGCAATGAGTTTTCTACTTTCGGAAGAAAAGGACGAATACGAAGCGAATCAACCTTTTCGCCGAAAGCGTCAACTAATACCGCTCCGATTTGGATTTGCTTGTTTATCCATGACTCAAAATTCGGATTCTTGAAAATTTTCGTCAATGTTTTGCAGTTCGTCCGGTTGAGGATCATCGGTTTCACATTTTCGAGGAAATAAGCGACGAAACATTCTTCTTTCTTTCCAGACGCGCCGACTACCTGCTCTTTTTTCGTTTCGCGGATAGTGAGGATTATATCTTTCCCATCCGGTAGGCTGTAAGCGCCTAGATAGTCATAATTGAATTGAGTTTTCCAATGTGTCATTATCGTGTTGTTTAAAAGTTATCGTTTCCACCCTGATAAAGCGACTCATAACAGTGAGCGCAAACCGTTATTATCTTTGTGCCATGTCTGCCACGTTCGTACGTTTCGACCTCTAATTCTATCTCTTCGCCCGGTTCGATCTCTTCGCCGCAATCTTCGCAAACTAGAGTATCAGAAGGGCACGCACCAAGAACCGTACAAATTCGGCAATTACCGATACATTGAGGATTCGCCGCCATGTCGTTTCGTGTTTAGATAGTTACAGACTAGCACATAGATAACCGTGATAAATACGATCAGTAGTGCGATAATTAATTTGCCCGGCTTCGGCTCGCCTTCTGAGAGGCTGCACGCTGAAAGCATTAAGATAATAGCGGCGGGACTTTGTTTTAGTGTTAGCATGGTGTTTGTTTTATACTACCTTATTACTCTGTATGAATCTATCTATACTCGATAAATCGTACCAGATCATTTTTCCAAATTGAGAAAAAGAAATGAGAGCTTTTTCCCGTAACGTTCTCAAAAAATCATCCGAGCATCCTATATAGGATTTTGCTTCATCTTTACTAAGCCACTTCTTTACTATTGGCTCAACTTTTCCGGCTACTCTAGTTCGTCCCATTGTCGTACTATTCTTTGCGTTCAACATAAATGTTATCTCCGTCGATCCAAGTTTTGAAAATCTTTCCTTCATCGGTTTTTAAATCGGATGCAGTCGTTCTCACTGATTTTCTGCGGTTGCGGGGGAAGTAGGTTTGTCGCCCTACTTCCATCGCTTGCAGTGTCGGTTTAATTGGTGTTGTGTTCATTGTCGTAATATTTATTTTATTAGCTTTGCATAAAAAAAGAGATGAATAATACAAAGAATCCAAAAGCGATTAACGCCGCTAAAAAGTACATTCAGTCCAAGGAGCAATATTTAAAAACTCGCTCAACGTGGTTTTATAATATATTAATTGCGGGGGCTGGTCTTCTGGGGGCTTTAGTAGCATTATCCAATAATAGCCGCGAATTTTACCCGGTACGCGTCCTTTTTGTTTTGACCGTAATATCGCTAACACTGGGCATTCTAAGCGTAGCAATCGCGCTATACTATGATATTTTCCAGTCAAAACGCCGCCAACTGGAAGATTATAAACGGTTACAAAATATAGTCTCCGGTGCCAATACCGATCCCACTTCTTTAAAAGGCAAGTCAAAAACCTTTTTATTTTTTGACATATTGACATATGCATTCTTCTCATTATCATTCATTTCTTTAATAGTATATGTTATAGCGAAAAATCTCCCAGAGTGGTTTTAATAGCCCCGAAGGGCTACGGATTAATATTAAATCTTTTGATAACCGAATGAGTTCATAAACTTCTCCGCGCCTTTGAACGTTTTGAAAGTCTTGCTACTAGAAAGTGTACACGCTAAGAATCTTTGTCCGGCTGTTGTATTAATCAAGCTAACACAACATACCGTTTCGCTTCCTGCTTTTTTAAATTCTACGTCTCCGATCATTCCTGCTTTCATAATTCTATACTTTTATTTGTTAGTTCTTGATTGATTGATTAACTTTGATGCGACAAAGATAGATGACTATACTCTACTATACAAATATTTACCTTTATTAGTAGACGACAGTATGACTATAAAAGAAAAAATTCAGGAATACATTGATTATAAAGGAATTAGTGTATATAGATTAGAAGCAGAAGCTGGATTATCTAAGGGATATTGGGGGAAGACCAAAAGTATATCCGCCGATATTGCAATGAAAATTAGTAGAGTATACGGTGATATGTCAACCGAATGGCTTCTGCGAGATAAAGGAGAAATGATTAAAAATGCAGAGCGAGAACAAAAAACAATCGAGATTTCCGAATCTGCAATAAGCGAAACAAAACGAAAAGGAACATTAATATACGATATAGACGCAACATGCGGACTAAGTGGTAGAGACATAGAATTTACAGACGAAAAAGTGATAGGAAGTATAGACGCACCGGAAATCAACCCGGATTCAAAGATAATATTCGCCACGGGTGATAGTATGTTACCACTAATCGCTTCGGGCGACAGGGTAGTAATTAGAAAGATTGAGAGTTGGGATTATTTCAACTACGGACAGGTGTATTTAATCATAACGAACGAATACAGGCTTATAAAGAGAGTTCGTAGGCATCCTAAAGATGCGGATAATTTAATTCTGCTTCGTAGCGAGAATCCAGATTATGACGATATAGACTTGCCGAAACGGGAAATTATTCATCTATTCATTGTGGAGAACATTTTATCAATCAAAAACATATTGTAAATCACTAAAACAAAACAACATGAAGAAACTACTACTTATCGCATTTCTAGCGATGTGTTCTATGTATTCCTTTGCTCAATTAACAGAGGGAAAGTATAAAATTCTCTCTGTAAAGGGTTTTATGAACGAAAAAAACGTTTATGAAAACACCTTTGCGGACAGTACGGCAATTGTAAGAGTTACTCCCCAATTAGTTAACATAGTAATCTCTGGATATTCTGCAAATACATACGCAATCGAAAAGCCGCAACTATTAGAAGGGAATTATTTATATAAAGCAAAAGAGATTCAATCAAATTCGGATGCAAATCTGTTATTCCGTCGGGTAGACGAATACCCGCAACTAGATGGGGGATTACTTATTATAAACCGATCTGAAAACTACGCTGATATATTCATTATATCCAAAGAAAATTAGCCACTAAAATAAACTCAACGAGTAAATTTCTTAAAATCATTTTACTTATAAATACTGATGAAACTATACCATTATACTTCAATAGAAACATTGGCTCTAATTTTAAAAAATGGAACAATCAAGTTTAATAGATTAGATACTGTTGATGACTTAGAAGAAACCGGATATACATCGGATGGCATGCAACTTGGAAAATATATGTTTGTTTCTTGCTGGACAAAGTCGAGTGAAGAAAATATAGCGTTGTGGAGTATGTACGCCGATAAAGGTAAAGGAATACGAATAGAACTTGACGAAGATATGTTTCGTGAGTACAAAGCTCAAGATACCCAATACATCAAAGTTGCGAAACAAGAGGAAAACATATTGATACCATTAAGTGAAATTATTCGTGATGATTGTATGTTTTTCATTCCCACAAAAAATAATAAATATCTTTTTCAAAGGGATATTATTTACGTTGATCATCCCAATGAAAAAGTTAAGGATGCATTTACTCGGAATAATGACGGTTACAATATAAACTTTTCTCTTATAGGAAAATACAAACGAACATATTGGAAATTTCAAGAAGAAACTAGATTTTCCCTTGTTGCTATTCCATGTGATAAAAATACAAGTATAAATGGCTCTCCTCAAATGTTTTATAATATAAAAAATAATATTGAGCTACCATTCAAAGAATACTATTTGAAACTGAAACCAGAAGTTCTCGATAATATTATGGTAAGGCTAGGTCCTTCTTGTACAGAAGCCGATAATATTATTATTGAAGCTCTTTTAAATGAGTATACAAGTAATGGAAAAGCTGTAAAAAGTAAATTAGATGGTGTTATAAAAATGAAATAACCACTTAAAAACAAAACATCATGGAAGTAGTATTAATCTTGGTAGTAACCGCCGTTGTGATTTTAGCTATAAAAATTGCAATGACAAGTCCCAAAGAATCATCTAATATCCAGAATCAACCGGATAAACCCAATACTCCGAGACCGTCGGAAGAAATAGAATTTCCGCCATCCGGATACTTTTACCATGAAATGGTAGGAATGTACTATCATGGAGTTACACCTAAAGATCTCGGTATATTCAAAGGTAAAGCGATAGCCGAAACAAACAACCCTAAAGATAAATTTGCAGTCGGTATATACAGAAACGACGATAATAAGTTAGTTGGGTATATCCCCAAAGATTTTAGAGGAGTCAGTAACGAAAAGATTCATAAGGAAATTACAGAAAGCGGCGGTAGTCGGGAAGTGGTATTTAAAATAAGCGGAAGCGAAAAGAAGTGCTACGGAACGGTTTATATAAAAAATAGCTAATAATTCCCGCCCAATAAACAAACATTATCGACCACTAAATCGAACTAAAC